GTACTTCTTGGTGGTTTACAAGGTTTTATACTTGGTTATTGTAGATTGTTTCAAAATAATGGCACTGCTTACGTCAGACTATTAACAACTGAAGATGGAGAAAATTACTTATTAGGCGATGAAACGCTTGCTGCATCATCTACAGTAAATCACGTAACAGGAATAAAATTTTTTAGACCAGTTGGTGCTTCTTTTATAAATCTAGATAATCCTGGAGAAATACGAATTGCTTATAATGTTGGAATTAGCAGCACTCAAATTCAGGTTGATCGCTATGCAAATTATTTTGGTCAAAAACTTCTTAAAGATGAAGGATTTAAAGAAATAACAATTGTTGATTTTGATCCTGATGAAGCAATGCCAAATCAATTGTTAGCTAATTTTAATCTTATTGGTGGAACAACAGAAAATGTTGATTATTATGCAGAAGGTTTAATTGGTCCAATTACAAGAAAATACGAATCTGCATTTCAAAGATTTGGAACAAGTGTATATCTTGAAAAATATGAACCAATTGCCGAATCATATTTAGGTGATAAATCTGCTTATGCTCTTGATAATTCTTGGTATGCTAAAGTGTTTTTCCAAGAATTAAATTATGGATTTCCGACTCCAACTGGAAATGAAACTTTTAATGAATACATTGAAAGAGACATGAGAAAAGTTCATCTTTCACCAGATTTTCATTTGAGTAGAACATTTTTAATTAACAAAGGAAATAAATTGAAGAGAACAGTATGGCTTCTTCAGTTTGGCGGAAATCAATATGAACTATCACAAGTAGTTCCAAAGTTTGTAGATAATCAAATAGCATACTACACAGCAAATGCATATGTAGTGGGCCCATCCAGAAATCCATTTACAAGAACAATATTACCATCGGAGACATAATATGGCTATCTTTAGCACAACAATAACATTTTCATTGCCAGATGATCCGTCATCTAATGTATTAAATTTATATGAATCAACTTCAAAAGATGGTACATATGGCTTAAAGTTTAGTACCAATTATGAATATGGAATTACAAGTTTTTATGCTACAGAATTAGATGATTCAAAATGTTATAAAATACAATTTCTTAACTTAAAAGATAATACTGTTGGTCCATTTTCGGAACCAGTATTTGCTGGAACATATGTAGCTGCTGCTCCTTTTTTGGCTGTTAGCAGCACTACAGACGGTGCAAACTATGCAACAGTGCAAGACGTATACGATTATGCCAACTTAACTCCGGAAGACATTGCGCAATTTAGGGTGTCAAATGCTTTACGCAGAGCGAGAGCAACTATTGACTTTAGAACTGCAGAAATGGACTTTCAACGTTTCAATGACTACGATGATGATACGGCTCGCCGCAAATACAATGCGTCTTTAAGAATTATTAAAGAAGCAGAAATAAACATTGCTCTTGGTAACTTGTATCAAAATCTATCAGACGATAGAATTATTCAAAATATGAGAGAGAATGCTAGTGCCAAAGTTGGGTCAATTTCGATAGGCGATACAACAATTGGCGGAGATGATCTGGCTGATCGTAACGAGAGCATTCTTTTCCTAGCAACATTATCATCTCGATACTTTGCTCAAGGAGAGATTCTTCTATCCAGTCTAGACACGAACAGTGTAAAGCTTGTAGGTTATGATCTTGCGGTTCGTGTTCCAAAGTTCCGTTATCCTTTCAATGGGTGGGTGTAATGCAATTTAATTACTTTAAAGCACTAATTGCTCTTGCAGGTTTAATTGCTGTGACTGTTCTTATGGCCTTAGAGAGTATTAACAGCGATGCTGGAATGCCGATCATAACAATGATAGTGGGATATGCTATTGGTAATGGCATAACGGCTTCCCAAGGAAAAGACGCTGAACCAATAGTCAAATCTAAAAATCCCAATTCTCAAAATTAAGGATCTTACGAACCTGTACTCTAGAAATGTTAAATATTTTTGATAACTGTTCACCACTTATTCCTTGTGTAAAGAAGTGGCGCATCCATTTAACTTGATCTTCTGTTAGTTTGGCATTACCATTTGCAGATCCTTTTGGCTTTCTACCCTTATTGGCACAGTCTCTATTATTTTCTGCTTGGGTACCTTGCTTAAGATGTTTTGGATTACAACAAGCTGGCACATCACAAATATGCATAATAACTTTACCAACTTCAAGAGGAGCAACCCAATGTTCATATGCTACCCTATGAGTAAAACGTTCTTTACCGTCTAAACGCATACGACCATAGCCATCGCGATCTTTGTACCCTTGCCATATCCAGCATTCTTTATTATCTATAACAATGCGTTCTTTAATTGTCTCTGGAGTGTTTTTTACTGGTCTACCTTTTTTATTCATAAATATATTATACCAAGGGTTGCAATACCCTTGCAACTTCTGATACAATATAGATTGCTTGGAATACAGCAAGCATTCATACCAATCAAACTAATCGATTGTTATGATTGATAGATTCCGTATAATAAACAATCCAAAGGATGCCCCAAATGAACATTACTGGCAAAATTGCTAAAACCCCAATTGTAACAGACAAAGTAATATTCTCAGCAATTAGAGAATCAGAAGATCAAAATCCTATACAAATAGTGCTTTTTAAAAAGTCTCGCCCATTATCATTAGCATCAATGCTTAGTGATGTTAAACTAGGTGATGAAGTTACTATAAAAGGGAGAATGGAACCAAATCCACGCAATAATGAAGTTCAAATTATTATTGATGATATAGAAATACAATATGAGGACATACCTTGTCCTGAATACTTTTAAAGGAATATATGTTTTTAGGCAGACTTGCAGCAATTATAGGCACATATATACTTAGACCAGCAGTTAGAGAAGCAGCTCAAGAGATAATACAAAAATTTGGAATGTCCGCCGCAACAAAAGCATTCCAATTTCTGTCAAAAGACCTATATAAATATGGAACAAAAGATGAAATAGTTAATGCTATAAAAAATCTTATTAGTTCTGGAGCTAAATCTGGAATAGACGATACTGTATTTTCTAAATCTAATGCTAGAAGGTTATCTGATATATTAAATGGTGGTGTAGATTTTGTCGAAAATAAAACAAAACAAGGTATTATTAGAGCATACGCTAATGCAAACAATAAAAAATTAGCAGATACTTTAAAAACATTATCTTCACCAGGCAATCCTACCGTAGGAAAAGAAGGAATTGATGTTTTAGGAATTGAAGTCGGCGGAAATTTCATACAAGGTAAAGTTAGATCAAAAGCTTATAGTAAAGCAAGAGATGCTGCACTAGGAAGCCTAAGAGCAATAATAGTGCCTAGAACAAAAGCAGAAGCTTTTGCAATAGCCTATGCAAGAGGCTTTATTGGAGAGGCAACAGGCACAGCTGTAAACAGTTTACTAGTAGGTACACCTAGAGCTGTACTTGGGGCTCCAAAAGCAAGAGCTTTCTTTAGAACATTGCAAACAGAAGTAGAATTTTTAAGAACAAGCGGACAAATTAAATCAGCCTCAAGATTATCTAAAGCAATAAAAGATGCAGGAGGTGCTGCAAGAGACGTATATGGAACTCAAAAAGGTTTAGTTACTCCACAAGTTGCAGGTTATGTATCTGGTAGACTTACTATACCTGTGGCAACAACTTATGTGTTCGTAGATGGCGACGAAAGAAAAAACAACATTGAAAAATTCCAGTCTTCAATTCAACCATGGGCACAAAAAGAAATTAAAACATGGGTTGACTCTTATGAAAGACAAGATGGGATAAAAGTAAACGGTCACTATAGACAAGTAACGGTATCAAAATGAAATCAATATTTAATGAACAACAATTAAAAGCTATAGAGTTATTGGCTCAGGGTGATAAAACTTATAAAGAGATTGCTGAGATTGCTGGGACTACAGCAGAGACACTCAGACAATGGAGAAAGTCCGCAGAATTTCAAGATGAAGTCAGAAAGAGATGCAGAGAGCTCTTAAAGGACATGGAACCTGCTTTGTATAACCTTGCTTTTAAGAAAGCTATACAAGATCAGTCATGGCAACATATTAAACTATTACTGGGAAGAATTGAACGATTAGAGGATATCGCAGAGGGTCGAGGGCAAGACTATGCTATAATGTTCAAATGGAAAGATGAAGATAGTGTATAGTACTCCCCAGACATACAAAGAAGGTATGGAAGAGATGGTTAAGTGGGCCAATGATCTTCCTGAAAATATCTCAAAAAGATTCATGTTAGATCTGTATAAAATCTACATTGAATGGCGTTATCTATTTGAAACAAGCCCCGAAACACAAGAGGAATAACAATGGCATTAATATTAGCAAACAGTACATTAGGCATATATTGGTGTACAGACTGTGGTGAAGAAGTAAAGTCTTTAGATCATTACTGCGAGGTTGAAGAGGAAGATGCAGACAGTTGAGCTTGAGTATGCACCTTATGAATACCAAAAGGTAGTTCACAGAGATGATCATAGATATAAGCTTATTGTTGGTGGTCGTCGCGTAGGCAAATCAAAGATGGCTCTCATGGAGCTTGTTAGACACTGTCTAGAGACTCCTAAGGGCAATGCTTGGTGGGTGGCTCCAACTATCAGTATGGCTCGAGAAATAGGTTGGGAAGAATTCAAGGAGTTCAAAGAAGATCTATCGCCGGCCATAGAATCTGTACATGAGACTTTACTAAGGGTAAAGTTTAAAAATGGATCATCATTGTCATTTAAAGGAGCAGACAATGAAAGGTCATTGAGAGGTAGAGGTTTAACCTATCTTGTCATTGATGAAGCTGCCTTCATTGATCCAGACATATGGACTAGAGCACTCAGGCCTGCACTATCGGACAAGCAGGGTAAGGTTATTCTAATATCAACCCCTAATGGTCGTAATTGGTTCTATGAGCAAGCTGCTATAGCTAGTAGTGATGAAGCATGGTTATATGATCATTGGCCAACCTGGAAGAATCCTTTAATTACCGAGGATGAATTAAAACAAGCAGCACAAACAGTATCAGAAATGGACTTCAGGCAAGAATACCTTGCTGAGTTTATTACTAAAGAAGGTCTAGTATATGATAACTTTAGTGAGGCTAATATAATAGATGCTGGGTCACCATCATGGCATGACTGGGATGTTTATCTTGGTATGGACTTTGGTTATGCTAACCCTACAGCTGTATGCTTTATGGCTGTAAACAATATATTACAACAGGTTATTCAGTTTGATGAATTGTATGTGACAAGAAAAAGCATAGATCAAATTGAAGATTTAATACTTGAAAAACTAGCTAGTCATAAATTAAATAGATCAGCAGTAAAAGAAATACTTACAGACCCTGCCGGCAACGCTGCAGAGCTATCATCAGGTATATCTCCAGTAGATAGTCTTAGAATGGGTCCATACAAATGGCATGTGTCTAATAAAGGTTCTGAAATAGCTCCTGGCATAGCCCTTGTTCGTTCTTTTGTGAAAGCAGCTGATGGAACAATGAAGTTTTACGTTACTAATAACTGTAAGGAAACTATAAGATCGCTTTCTGGTTACACTTATACTAAGGCTAGTCAGAAATATGAGACAATTAAAGAAGAAGCTCTGAAGGATGGCATACATGACCATATGTGTGATGCTATTCGATACTTCTTTGTTAATGTCTTTAATCAAAATAAATGGATCACTGAGGTCCCAGAACAGTATAATTATGGAATAGATTTACAGTCTAGAACAAGAGTTGTAATGAAAAGATGTCAGTCTTGTAGAGCTCAGTTCTCAAGCAAGACACCAAAACATCAACCCCCATATGTATGTAGAAACTGCAACGGAGAATAACAATGCCAACTAATTTTAGTGCGTGGGACTCAATGCCCATATCAACAACTCAGAGAGCCTTTTCTGAGACATATAATCTTGAAGAAAAAGAACGCAAAGAAGCTGCTGATTTAAATAAAAATTATTATTACGGTAAGCAGGAGAATGATGTCATATTAATGAATGATGACGTTAATCCTATAACAATGAACATTACAAAACCAATAATGTCCAAAAGATGTTCAATGCTATACGCTAGACCATTAGTACGTGAATGGGATGGCCCTGCTCAATCAATTAATTATCTAGAACAAGTCTATAAAGATAATAAAATTGATTCACTACTTGGAAAGGTAGACTTATATGCAGAACTTACCGGCAGTGTGCTTGTCCACCCTACTCCTGATCCAGAATTACCCGGTGGGATTAGACTTGCAATTTACGATGCTACTGAATTTTCATCTGCTGGGAACGATGATGATCCTAACACTGCTGATGCTATTGCTCTCACTAGGATAATTTCAAGATTAGTTGATGGAGCACCAGTGACAAGCGATGGTCGCAAGCAACCACAAATTGAAAAGACCATTCTACAACAGATCTGGACAAATGACTCGGTAACAATCTATGAAGGACAGAATGCTGTAGTATCAGAAGCAAATGAACTAGGTTTTTTACCTTTTGTTAACTTTCAAGGTGAAGAAGTGCATAATGCATATATTGGATATCCAATTGCTACAGTTGTTCGCAAATTAAATTCTCATATTAATCAGTTATTAACCCATATTGGTTATACAATTAAAATGCAGTCTGGCACTCCTATTGTATTTTCTGGTTTTAAATCAGGCGAAACTGTTGTTGTTCATCCTGGTAGAGCAGTGAATATTCCAGAAGGTGCAACAGCAAATGTTTTAAATCTTGATCCAAAGATCAATGAATCATTGGAATTTATTAAATATCTCGAGGATCGTTTGTATACCACTTCAAGCGTGCCTCGCATTTCCGTAGAGGGCGGGGAGGGCCAATCTGGCCGAGAGCTCATGGTTAGATGGTTCCCTCTATGGAAGGTGTTTGAAGAGAAGTCAAATAGATATCAAATCTATGAAATGCAATTAGCAAATATGATTTTGGCAATTGCTGGACTTCCACCAATAAATGACCTTAATGTGAAATGGCCAGAAGAAAGTGTATTGCCTTTGTCTTCTGCAGATGATAATCTTGAAAGAGATATTAGACTTAACATTGTTTCACCAATTGATGAAATTATGCGTAGAGATCCGCATATGACAGAAATAGAAGCAGAAGCAGAATACTTAACAAACGCAACACAAAATGCTATGTTAAATGGATCAAATGAGGTACTATAATGGCTAACTTAAAGAGAAATAAACAAGAACCAGTAGTTCCGCCCCAAGATCAAGAAGGAGAAAAACCATAATGGCTTTAATTAGAAGATCTCCATCAAATAGAACACAAGTTAGTCCATATTCAAGCACTGGTGGTGTCACAACAGGCAATGCAATGTTGTCTAGCCCGTATTTAGCAGGTAAAACACCAAAAGAACAGACTGATTTAGCTAAAAGAACAGCATATTTGCAACCTACTACTGCCGATCTTGCTAAGGGTCAGTTTGGAGCTGTTACAGGTGGTGTAACTGGTTCTATAACACTGGAACAATATCAATCACAAAGAACATCATTGAGTGCAACACAGACAATTGGCAAGCAAATGGGCATTCAGACAGCTGCAGTTGGTCCTGCTCCAGGAGGAAAAGGATCAGTAACTCCAGAGTCTTTTGCTGCTTTTAGAAAAGATATTGAATTAGAAGAGATGTTCGGCATGCTTGGGTCCGGTTCAGCAGCTAACATTCGCCTTGCTGCAGCACAAACTGGTGCTTCTATTACATCATTAATTGCTTTAGAAAATAAAGCATTGGGAATTAGACAAGAAACCCCAATTGGCAAAGCTGCATTTCAATATCAAGGTGTTCAGTACGATAAAGAAGGCAATGTAGTTACTTCTACAGCAAAAGCAGGACAAACGACAGGACAAGTTGCAGGTATCGTTGATTTATCTGCTCAATCCAAAGTTGTATCAGCTCAAATTAAACCATCTGGTGGAACAACTAATCTAACTGAATTTCAAGGAATTAAAATTGAATCAGCAACGACTACAGTTAAGCCAACTTTAAATGCACCTAGCTCAACTGTAGTGCCGTCTACTGGTGGCATTGCCACAACAACCGTTGCCTTGCCTTCCACTAACGCTGGAGCACAATATAAAATAGATTTTGTTGCAAAAACTGGTGTAGATATTTACAAACCTTTGATAGCACCTACAACAGTTAAAGCTATTAAAGATATTACTGGAATAAGTCAAGGAAAAGCTCCTACTTTAGTACTTCCTGACTTTATGGGCAAACTAACTGCTCCTGGAGAACTAAAAGGTGGAAAGTTTGAAGGCGTAAGATATGCTGATCTTTACCAACCAGTATCTCCTGGTGC